TTGTTGCACTCTTCCGTGTATTCAAGAGGCTCCGCGGTTGTTTCTACTGATCCTGAGTACAACGGAGGAACAAGTTCTCTAACTTTTGTCTTTGAATCATAACCACATTTAGAGGAGCATCCGTAGTAATCACTATACTTGCTCAATGCAGAATATTGAGGAGACGGGTTTATGGAATAGTAATAATCAGGTTTTGCGGGAGTTTGTAGGTCGTTAATATTAAAAGATTTCCCGTCCGATCTTACGAAAGTGACACTTGTCGTAAGAACATCACATGCAAACACATGCCTGCCTGGATTTAATGTTACGTTTGAATTTGCAGCATAAGAATACGCGGAAGTGTCTAATGAAAAAATATTACACGCTGGTACCGTAACAACAGAAAATGTACCTGCCTGGATTATGTAAAACACCTGACCTTTATTTTTTATCAAAAGGCTGTCAATGGAGTCGTATGCAGGGGGTTTTAGATTGTCTAACATTTTTTGCAATGTCGGTTCAATAACGCTTGAGCATTTTTTCATCTTTAAATCTGCAGAACAATCGGTTAGTATCATTTTATCATTAGGCGCGTCGATACATTTTGTCAACTGAGTTTCGAGTTTAAACTTGGAACCGTCGTATACAAATTTTTGAGTTGCTAGGTTTGCATATTTCTGAAGTTTGATGTCACTTCCTACAACAGTAGCTGCCAGTGTCGGATCGGTTGATGTCCGAAGTGACTTAGTTTTAGAATCGTAAATGTACTTTTGCGAGTTACTGCTGTTACAAGTCGCGCTGTTAGCAAGGTCCAGGCACTTGTTTCTAAGATTTACTTCTCCGCAATAATCCATGTATACTATTGATTAGATATTTGAATCAAGTCTAGTGAAAGATATAGTTTCCGTGGCGCAATGGATAGCGCGTGCGCCTTCTAAGCGCAAGGTTGCGGGTTCGACCCCCGCCGGAAACATTCTTTTTTTGTCATCAAAAAAATAAAACAAGAATATTATATAATCATGCTAATCATTTTTCGAATCATTTGGACGCTGCTTTTTGCGTCTTGTTTGTTTTGTCTTTCGTGGTTTCAGCTGGAACTTACATTGGAAGAAAAACTTCTAATCTTAGGATCTGCTATTGCAATATTTATAAGCGTATGGATTTGCTTTCTCAGATCTTCAATCGACACGACACCAATGCCTATAACTCCGGTTTAGCGCACTTTGGACATAAAAATTGATTTTCTCTTTCATGTATTGACAAAGCCGGCACAATATTACCGACATGTACACTTTTGAGATTTTGCTACACATGCGATTTAATAACGAAAATGCATATTTTGCACTCGTTAGCAATGGAAGGATTTCTGAAGAGATTATCATAGAGATTGAACTTATCGCCATCATGACAGAAGAATACGAAGCTATGCAGACTAATGAAACAATGGCAGCTAATGCGCTGATAGCTCTTAGTCGCGGACTTCGTATGGATTAGAGCGAATTGGAGACGGGCCGTTGTACATTGGCGTGAACATCATCATTACGACAAAGGCACAGATAAAGATCACCATGAAGATAATAAAGACGACAATGGCAGCTTCTGACATTCTTTTTTCAAATGTATATATATTTTGTATTAAAAAAAAGAAATCAATATAATTGAGACAACTTGCCCGAGTGGTCTAAGGGGGCAGACTTAAGATCTGCTGTGTTCGCACGCGCGGGTTCGAACCCCGCAGTTGTCATCCTTATTTTTTTTTGATGCGCCATATCTGTTAGATTCATTGCCAACCGATTGTAAATATCTCATCTTCTGTAAGGTAATCAATAAGCTGGTTGAAGATCTCGGTTTGAGTGCCCTTTGAACAAATATCTGATATTTCTTCGTACTCAGGCCGCATCGCGAAATGGTCAAATGCTGATTCAATGAATTCCTTTCTGGAAGACATGGGGTAAAAGCGCTTGTAATGCACTTTCGGAATTTGCATAGCGTCGTAAGTTGATGCAATTTGCCAATCGAGTAAGTAGTTCATAACTACGCGTCTGATCTTGACCCTGGCCGAGTTTATAACCGAAAGCGCGACGTTCCGTGATTCGTGGTTAATCTGAAGTTGCGAGTCGAAAGCAGTAAACTGGATGATGCGTTGTGTGATTTCATTTGGCAGATTCATGTTTGCAGAAGCAATCATATTAAGAAAAAAGAAAATCAATTTTTTACCGGAAGTTGAAATCACCATCCAATCGAAAACAACTCTTCTTCGTTCAACAGATCCACAATGAAGTTGAATCCGTCGATGGTGGGCTTTTCCCTGATGTTCAAGATTGCGTTGTAAGTGACCGGCCCTTCTTCAAAGTTGTAAACTTCGGAGTTCTCCAGAATTTCGACAGCGTAATTAATAAAGTAATCTCTGTAGATCATCGGGTAAAATCGCTTAATCTGTGCTTTGTTCGGCTCCTCAATCTCCCAAAAGAACTTCTTCTTATCAAGCAAGTAGTTCGTGATTGCACGTCTAATCTTAATCCTGAAAGGGGCTATCACTGAGATAGCATTGCTGCGTGACTCGTGATTAATCTGAAGCTGAGTGCTGAATGGTGCAAACTGAATGATACTCTGGATGATGTCATTTGGCAAGCTCATATTGGTCAGCTTTGGTAGTGAATGGCAAATTAAGAAAAGAAGAAAATCAACTTTTTTTGACAAATTATAAAATTGAATAAATTCTTCATAAGATGTAAAAATGATGAACATTCATGAACTAACGCGTATTGCTAGCAACATTAATAGTATTCCAAGTTTAATTGAATCCGTTGTTATAAATACAAATAATATGCAAAATCTTCAGCAGAGATCTGATATTCATAATATCAGATTAGATAATATCGAACAGGTTATCGATAATCAATATCTAGTGATCCGAGAGTTTAAACAGGAATCTAATGCTAGACTAGATAAGTTTGAATCTAATCTATCGGAATTCAAAAAAGAAGTCAAAGCTGATCTATCGGAATTCAAAAAAGAAGTCAACGTTAGGTTAGATAAGTTTGAATCTAATCTATCGGAATTCAAAAAAGAAGTAAAATCTGATCTATCGGAATTCAAAAAAGAAGTTAACGTTAGGTTAGATAGGTTTGAATCTGATCTATTGGAATTCAAAAAAGAAGTCAAATCTGATCTATCGGAATTCAAAAAAGAAGTCAAAGATTGCTTAGATAAATCAGATCGGCGTATGGATAACATGGAAAAAAAATTAGATGACATTATCTCGCTTCTGAAAAACAAAGATTAACTTTGATATCGAAATCTATCAAACGGATTAGACGCAGCTGAAGCAGCAGATGATAAGTCTTTTGACATCATCTCATTTACAGTTTCTAAGAATATTTTTTTTGCTGCGAGTTCGTCATCTACATGAAAATATTCTCGACCTTCTGCGAGAGCAAAACGCTCTCTAAATTTAGAAATAAGACGTTTCTCGGCTGCTAAATAATTGTTTCCAATTTCAGCCATGCCGATGTATCGCGTGTTTTTACCGTAGCTAGACAGTCTATTAAGATTAGGAACGGATGACATTCCGACCTTAATTATGTCTGTTCCGATGTGTTTTTTAGCCTTGATGATGTAGATGTACATTTTCAAAAGCCGCGGCTAGACGTTCTTGTCTTATATGATCTAACACAAGTTGAATAACTTCGGCGTATTGAGATTGTATCTCACACGGAAGCAAATCGAAATCGATTGTATTAATGTAATCACTATCTTCTGAAATGTTTTTATTTGCCTTATCTGCGCGCAAACAAGCGCTTTTGAACAGCCTATACTGGGTACACATGCTATTGTGCATGTGATCTAGCATATCTGACATATCAAAGTTTCCATTATGAAACGCAAGCATCACTTCCGGGGTTAGCATGTCGTTGATAGAACCAACACATGTTTCAAAGAACAACCTTGGATACTTGCCTAATCTCTTAGTCTTAAATGAAACTCGATCGTTTAGGTAACGCGCCCAATCCATTCCTATGTGTCTATTGAAATAAAACTCAATTTTATATCAAATGGCAAAAAATAATGTCTGAGAGAAACCGCAGCATTTAACTAAAAGTGCTTAAATCAATCGGTTTATTTGATGAATATTTATGCTGTGCTTTTCGACTGCTTAGAAAGCATATGCTTGGTTGGATTGCATTGCTTACAGCCTACTTTGCGTAGCTTTATCGCATTCCAGTTGCCAACATGTTCGTGTCCATTAGGACAAATCCATTTGTACGTTGTCTTGGCGTCGACATATAGTTTGTCATTGAACCGAAGTCGCAAACTTTCTAGACGTTCTGACATCTTGTCTAATTTTTTGTTAGATGACAAACAATTGCGGCAACATCCGTTTTTAATTTCGCGTTGTTTCAAATTGTCCCAAGCCGCTGAATAATTAGATTCGCAATTGCTACACTTAATGTCCATCATAGATCCACTGTTGATAAACTGTCCAACAAGCTCAATGTTAACGGAAGCGAGCTTATCTGCTACAGATTCTGTAGACAATGGTTTGCGCCCGCTACAATCCCAGCACCATCTTCCTCGTTTAGCATCCGAAGGTTGAAGTTTGAATTCATGCCCTTCTGAACATCTAAACACGTAAAATAGACGGCCTTCTGAAACAGAACGCAAATACGTCCCGTCTTTAGCTTCTGCCATGTCCTGAATCTCAGAGTTCATCGCTGTGGAAGATATCTTATTGTGGTCACTTGAGTTGAATTCTATTTCTTTGGCACTCCAATCGATGTCAACTTCTACATTTAAATGTGCCATAATGAATTCAACGGTGCCGCGGAAGCTCTTAATTGTGTACGGGACAACAATTAGGTTGATTCCGTTAGCACTGCAAAATTCCGCTTTTTTCGCATCTCTTTCTTTTTGTTCTTCAAAGCCGCCATATTTATGAAAGAACTTGACATCTTCTTTATAATGTTGAATACCATTATATTCACACGCAATTCTTAATTCTTCATTATACATATCAAGCTCAAGTCCACCATCTACAACATCGCGCGTTTTGTTAAACGGCTTGTTAAAGATGTTTTCTAAGATGAAGCCACATTTACGTTCTCCACTTGTTGTTGAGCAGATACTATAAATCGATTAAATCGACTCAATTAAGGGAAAGTATCAACTCCCGTGGTAAATCTACAAGCATAAGTACTGAAGCAAAATGTTTCGAGCGGCGTTAAAATCTCTGTCTAAAACAGTTCCACATTTACATCTATAAACTTTAGATGTTTTAGGATCATTTAACACTCCGCAGTTACCGCAAAGCTTAGAAGTATAATGTTCATCAACTCTGAAAAGATTACATTTGTATTTTGCGCAGCTGTATTTCAATGCTTCACTAAACTTATAAAAACTCAAACATCCCATCATACGTTTTACACTTGATGGAAGTGTGTTACTAGATAGCATCTGACTTGTATTGAAGCGGGGAAGTAGAACGTTTTGGTAGTTCCGACTTAAGAAAGATGCTATCTGTAAATGCATGTTATGCACTGTGTTTTTGATTTTCAGATGAAGTTTTTGAATTTTTTTTGCTATATTTGATCTTGACTTAGACAATATTCTTGTCTTTATACTAGATAGCTTGTCGATTCTGATGTGTAAATTTTTGAGTTTAGCTATATCTTCCCTTCCGAACTCCATCACTAGTCCAGACAAATCATAACCAGATTGAAAAGTTCGTACTCCTGGATCTAAGCTAATGGCAAAATTTCTATTATCAGGAATAGCCACCTTTTCTGATTTTACTGAAAGTATCAAATAACATTCTCCGTTTTTCATGATAATTTTAGACTGTGCTTCATTAGACTTTGGAAGTTTTTTAGTAGAACGTTTTGACATCTTGAGAAATTTATCAGATTTTAATCTTCTTACAAAAACGCTAGCCGTTTGATTGTCAATCTTCAACGCGCTTTTAGTTGTATGAAACATCCCGTTGAATTTATCGTATCGTTTAAATCCCAATCTGAAGTGCTGTATATTGCCTCTTAACTTGTTTGTAATAGCTGATTTATATGCTGTAATTACATCATTCACAACAAGCTGTCTTACATCATAAGGAACTTCAATATGCCATGCGTGTGGAGTTTCTAATAATTCCTTGTCTGATTTTATGATTTCATTTCGTAATGAGATGAACGAAATATTTAAGTTCCAAGGAATTTTCTTTTTCGCATGAGATTTACAAGTATATGAATTTTCCTGTTTTGGTTCAGAACAATGTATGCATGTTAAACTATCTTCAAAGAATTTTTTGCGTTCTTCATATCTGTTATTAACAGCCTCAACTGCTTTGTTATAATAAAATCTAGACAATGCCATGCATTTCCTAAACAGAATCTTCTGATTCTGATTCGGATAAATCCTGAGTTTGATCGATTTCGTATCTCCTAGATCCATAGAATCTTGCTGTAAAGACTGTGATAATTTCCATAAGATCGGTTGCGAGTTCTTGACTTGCTGAACTTGTCGTGTTTGAGTTGTTGTGAATAACTTCAAGTGACGCTCCAAATTTACTGAACATCCATTCAAAGAACTCAAATCCAAATCTAGAGAATCTATCTTTGTTGGCAACCACAACTTTGTTGATCTTTCCTTGAAAGAGGAGTTCCAGGATTTTAATAAATCCTTTTCTCTTGAAGTTGATTCCAGATCCAATATCTTTGATAAGTGTAAATTCCGGAAATGCTCTTTGAAGTTTAATTCCTTGTCGTTCCAAGTCCTGTTGTTGTTTTTTAGACGATACTCTAGCATAAATGATATTTGCTGAAACTTCGTCTGGGCAAGACGATTCACATTCTTCTTGCTTGATAACATATCTATAATGACCTCCGCTAGTAATATTGACAGGAACTTTACCTTCTCTTGCTAATTTTCTTAGATGAGGAATTGAAACGTTGTAATGCTTTGCTGCTTGTTTAGGATGTAGTATCTTAACACTGCAATCTGTTTGCATTACTATACCTGTGTCATTTTATGGCTCTATAATCAAAAAAGAAACGATTTATTCCATTTAACTAATCAGTGCGGGCAGCCTGATTTTTCAGAGTATACGTTGTGTACATAACAGCTCCATTCGTGTCCTTTTGGGCATCTATATGACCCAACACATCGTGTACTAGTGACTTCATCAATGTTAAGTAATTCAAATCCTCTGCTTATAATTTTTTCTATGATTTCTTCAATGGGGATTTTTTGTCCAGAGCAAATCTTGCATTGCGTAAATCTGATGTTATCTGATTTAGTTGTCCATTCGTGTTCGTTTGAGCATTGAAACGTTACATTTTCTCCGGACTCGTCCAGAATTGTATAACCTTTCTTACCAGCGATTTCTTGCCACGTACCATTTTCGCTTCTACACACATTACAATATTTAGCTTTTCTGTAAGCTTCTCCGATAGTGGATTCCCATGTAACTTCGTGCTTAATGCATCTGATAAGTGCTCGCGTGTTAGTCGTTTCGTAAACTGACTCGTCCACTAATTCATAGCCGAGTTCGGCGAGTTTAGCTTTGGCGGTTTCGAATTGTACGGACATTGTTAGTGACTATGAGTTTCGGTAATCAATTTTATTTTTTCAAAAAACACTTAAGTGGCATACCCGCGGCGAACCCATCTCAAAAATAAGAAAGGAGCGTATTTTGTCAAAGTGCAGCACAGACGTATAAGATTAGCAACTAGTCAAAAAAGAAACGATTTAACTAAGTGGCGTAAACATACAAAAAAAAAGAATTGGTTAATTTTAGATGGAAGTGCTCAAGCGCATGTAATGCAGAAACAACTTGCAATGTCTGATGGTATCTCTCTACGTGAGGTAAACCGCAGCCGACCCATCAGGTAGCGTAGCGTAACGCAGCTGAACCGTCCGAAATTAGAAGGAAGTTAAGAGCCACAGCATTAACCACTAGATCGGCCGTGCGATCCGAGCGAACGTAGTCCGACGAGTACTCAAGGTAGAACTCACGGGCGCGCGACACATTGATGTGGCCAGACGGCTGGTAGGTGCCAGGGTATAGGCAGAAGCTGATCATGTACACACCGTTGTCCGTAGGGGTGGCAATGTTCCAGCCGCCGTACGTGTACGGGACGTAGCTGTTGAAGAACTTGCTCGGCATGTTGTTGAAGAGGGGAATGCCCTGCGACGTGATGCTGAATCGGCTGACGTGGCCGCGTTGCTTGCTGAGAAGGTAACCGGCCGAAGCACCAGTGACACCAGCAGATTGCGTAACAGCAGCCTCAGACACGACACCGAACTTGTGCCAGTCCGACATGTTTGAGTCAATGACCGAGTTTTGACTGCCGACCGCGGCGACGTTAGCGTTGCTGGCAACGTTAGCGGTAGGGCGGATACCAATGTAGAGAGTCTCAATGGGCCACTTGATAGCCTGGAGGTGCACGTTGTCCGAAGCCTTGTTGACGTTGGTAACTTGGCGACGGTGCACACGGATAAGCGAGAATCCAACACGGTTGATGTAGATATCGTGGATGTCCGGGTTAACGAAGATGTTGTTAATGTAAAGATCACAGTTAGCGAACGTAGGCGTGGTTAGCGCAGGAGCGGCTAGTCCCGTCGTCGAAAGGGCGCCAGGGTTGATAATGGCACGTAGAAGCTGCGAAGGCGAAGCAAGGTCGATGTTGATGAAACGCTGGCCGTAAGGAATGCACACTGAAGGAATGGAAAGGCGAGGGTCAGTGTTGAACCAGAATAGAAGCGGGATGAACATCTCTAGATCATCGTGGGACTGCTTGTAAGTTTGGTGGCCGTCGTAGTGACGGAATGAAGCGCGAGCGTTCTTAGGAGCAAGAGGCGCAGTGGTGTCATCATGGTACTTGTACATGGCGTCAACAGGAAGCTCCTGGCCCATGTTCTTGAACCAGCCAACTTTCTTCGACTCAGGTACGCAGAATTGACGGTGCATGTTGTACGTGTCCGGGTAGTACTCATCTAGAGGGTTTCCGTTAACATCGAAAGACACCTTTTGGAAAAGACGCTCGCCGGGAAAGTCGCACCAGCGGTAAAGAGCACAATCGGCATTAAGGTTGACAGGAGTGCCGCTGAAAGTCACAGAAGGGGCATTGATCTTCACGTGCACTACCATGTCGTTGAAGAAGTCTCCAAACTGAGGAATGGAAAACTGAAGCTTAGAGCCAAGCACGGGGTTGTTAGACACGACCTTGTTGTACTCGAAACCCATAGCAACAAAAGGCTTGAAGTGAGCGTTCATGAAAATTACGTGAGTCTTTTCAATGTCAGCAATGGTAGGATTAGGATTGGCAAGGTCCTTACGGGCTAGACGAATAGCTCCTAGCCGGCGAGCGAGGCTCTCGGTGGCCATAAGCATTTGATCTTGCTTACCATCATTTGTTAATAGCGAGTAAACACCGCCGGAACTCATAGTATATTTATCGGTACATTCTTTCGACAAAAAAAAATAATTGCTAAGCAATTGATCTAGACGCGCAGGTTTCCTATGCGGCTAACTACCTCCGTGTACTCAGACTTGTAAACTTTTCCGACACTAGCAGTGTTCCACTTATTGTTACGTCTCTTGATATTATAATCATTGAGAACCTCGCTAAGTAGCTGATAGGTTACCTTCACTGTCCCGTGCTGGGGGAGCGTATTGTACTCAAAGTTTGAGTCTTCTTCGGTAATAAGAATCGGAACGAAATCAGATTCTCGCTGCAAAGCAGTTAGAAGTCGCTTAAGATGGTAATCTAAGCAGTTCAACGCCATCGACTTTTTGCAAGTCGTGACAATGAATCTGATGATAGCTTGTTCATTATGGTCTCGCACATGTCTCTTGTTGAAACGAGTGTACCCGTACTTAGGGCGACCGATGGCAATGCCGTTTTCTTTGCGGTACTTAATAGAGTTACGAACTCGTTCAGAAATTAACTCAGATTCATACTGGCTCGCGCTGATAATCTTTCTGAATTCGTGCCTGCCGAACGCGGTGAATGTGGAAATACGCTCTTTGACACTATGGATAGTGATGTTGTTGAGTTCAAACAGATTTGTCATTGAGTCGGCCTTAACTACATTTCGAGACAGTCTGTCGACTGCGTAAACGATGATGTTAATGTCTTTCTTAGACAACAGACCTGCTAGCTCTTTCTGACTCTTTAGCTTGTAGGCTGAGCATTTCTCTTCGACAACTTCATAATCTGTTACATCATTATCTTCACAGAACTTGACACAAGAATAACGCTGGGCGTCATAGTCTTGCTCCTGAGTACTAACTCGAATGTAAATGTAAGTCATTTGACTGAGATTAATCTGGTGTGTGTTCATATTAACTGAGTTATCAACGTTAGATTCCATATTAATATCGTTACCCATGTTAACTTCGTTGTTAACTGAGTTAGATTGGAACATCTGGAAGAAAGAGCTGAACATTGTTGCAACAGTACAAATTAAAAAACCAAAATTCAATTTTTTTTCAAGTTCTATCAAGTACAAATCGCTTTGCTTGAGACGATATCGTGAAATACAGATCAAAAAATATGACCACTTTGACAGAATAGTCCAATCGGCGGAATCATCAGATAACCAATCTGTAGTAGATCGAAATGCCTGAAACCTCATCGTTGCGCGTGTACTCAATGATATCCCCGGGCTTGGCATGTGACCAAATTACTGTAGCGTCGTTGCGCTTTACCTTAGGCAACGTTGACTTCTTGATGTAAAGATTTTCTATAAGCTCAATAGATTCTGCCGTGTTTAGAACTCTGTACTTAGGAACCAAAATATGGTCAGGGACCACTATGATAAAATTGGAGTAAGTATAAGCTACGATTCCTACTGTTTTGATGTAGTTAACTACATGAGTACTAACCGGGTTTTGAGTAACCAATATGATTTCATAAGACTGGCTAAACTTGGATACTAATTTTTTTACATCTGCGGCTTTAAGCCCTTCACTCGTGTTAAAGTGATATAGCACAATCTTAACTTGCTTATCTGAATCATTATCGATGTGATTATGGATACAGTTAATGATAGTGTATCCGTTTGTAAATAATTCATGACTTACTACTTCATAAGGCAGGATATCTACAACAGTTAACTTGCGGTACTTAATGAACTCTTCAGTGATGTTTTTATAAACATTCCCGACGATTTGATCATTTGCCCGCATTGTGAATAGATATATTATAATCTGCTAATCAATTTTATAATCCATAATATATAAAATGGGTATGGTAATAATAGGAGCCGTTGTATTCATTGTCATAGTGCTAATAGTACTGCAAACAAGTGGCTTAGATAACCCGGTTTCTGAAGTTGCTAAACTTGAATCAGCATTCAAACAAGCGGCTAAGCCCTTTGAATTACTTAAGTACAAATTAGCGTCAGCCAGCAATAAGCGCAACATCATAGCAGGATGGGCCTCCTTGAATCCTGCTTCTGTTTCTAAGATTTATTCCAATTTTGAAAAGATTGGTGATGAACTAAGTTCTTTGAAAAAATAAAACAATAGATATACGATATGGATCCTGAGGCGCAGATAGAGATACAATTCAGAAACAGTCTTTCTTCTCTAGGAAAGGCTAAATATTTTGCTTCTTCTTCATCTGCTAAAAAAGCTGCTATTGACACCTTCAAAGCAAGCAACCCCGCCCTTGTGAAAAAAATATATGAAGATGCCAATCAGATTATTATGAACAAAGCAGCAGCGGCTAAGACAGAGTTAGCCGCTATCAACAAAGCTGCAACTCAGCCTATTGTTATTTCTTCTAGTAACGGAACTGTTAAAACTATTAATCCCGTAGTACAAGCGATTGTGCCTCCCGCAAATGGTTTGCCTGGTATTGTAAAGTATGACACTACGAATATCCCCGCGGATATAAAAAAAGAAGTCATAGATATTCTTGATGGCCGGGCAGCTGCTATTGCAGGAGCGGCGACTATCGTTGCTCTTAGAACTAGACAAGACTGCGGTCCATTTGAATTAACGACTATATCTGGTTTCAAAACTATTATCACACCTATTTGCAACCGCCCTGTTGGTGATGGCACTGTTGAAATAAACATGGAAGAAACATTAAGCAGAGTCAAGGCTCCGGTTTCGGAAATGAAAGAAATTATAGTTGCGGTCGGAACTAAGTTTGGCTATTTGAATTAGAAAGCAATGTTAACAAGTCATGCATAACTCGTCTGATCAAGTAATCCTGAGTATTTTTTTGATGTAAATGCGGCATATCTGCCGGGTGTTTTCCTCGTACAAAACATATATCGGCCCCGTGGTAATATTTACATTCTTCTTTATCACAGTCATTGTTACACTTGAAACACTTCTTGCTTTTTTTTGATACCAGATTCCCTACGTTTCCGTAAAGTACAACCCCCGAGATATTAATAAGAAACTGGTCGTGTATTTTGTCATAATACAGCCCTGAGTGAGGCTTAGCATAAATGTATTCTTTCACTTGGCCGAAACTTAACTTATGGTTTAGCTCTGTGCAGTAAATTCCGTTTATTTTGGCTAATGTCTCTTCGCACGTAAACTCGCGATTAATGATGTTACGCATCTGATCTTTTGCATACTCTTCTATGAACTTATTATTCGCGAGTCTTTTGAGAAGTTTACTAGTTTCAGTAATCAATGTGAGAACAGTTGTTTTATCTTCTAGGCTTGCCATTTATTAAACTTTCTGCAATTTGTAATTAATTTTGACTACGTTACATTAGAATAATGATGAAACCAGGCCGCCCTCGTAAAAACCCTGTACCCGAGCCAACCCCTCGAAACGGAATCGTACATGACCCTTCTAGTAATGATAACATGATTGAGATGTCTTACGACAATCCTATAATTTTCAAAAAGGTGTTTAGTCTCTTGAAAAATATGAATGTGAAAGAAATCAATTTCTACTTCACAGGAACTAGCGTGCTTTTGTTTGGAATTGACCATCTTGAAAAAAATAATATCCACATCAAGTTCAACCCTAACAAGATGAATCATTACTTTTGCGAACGTCCTGTAACTGTGACTATAGACACAAAGAATCTAGACAAGATCACTCAAAAGATCGACAAGAACTATGATTTGATTTCTCTGATCCTAAAAAAGGATTCCTACCGCAACAATGTCATCATCACTTTGAAGAATTCTACTTTGAGCATTGATGAGAATCATGTTGTTCGCCTAATCGAAAGCGACCGCAATTATGACTCTTTTGTTGGCAGGCCTCTTGACTATGTTAACTACCCGATTAAGTTTGAGCTTCCATGTAAATTCTTCAAGAAACTCATTAATGATATCTATGTGTTTAACGAAGTGTTCACCATTGAAAAATCATCGGGTCCTCTGAGTTTCACATATAAGAATATAACAAATACCGTAAAAGGATACAATATCTGCAGAGATGAGAAAAAAATAAACCTTGTTTCGACAGTTACTGACATTTTCAGCGTGTCAATTCAGATTGACTACCTGAAAGCTGTTTCAAACAGTTTGCTGGCGGACAACATCAAAATCTACGCAGACTCTGAGCGCGACCTCGTGCTAAATATGACAATTGACGAAGCAATCGATATCACTTCTTATGTAAGTATCAACAAGTACACGGTTTAAGATGTGTCGCGTAGCGCTATTGATTGTTCCATGAGGAACTCATCTATTTTTTTGTCTAGAGGACTATCGTTCAACACTTCAGTCTTAAAGGCTAAACCGCACCCGATTATGACAACTAATACTAATAAACCTAAAAGCACTGTTTTCATTATACGATCTCAATTATTTTTTTCTTTGCAGAAATTTATGTACAGTAGAGTATATAATATTGAAATGGCTTCTATTGTTGAGACCGCTACTACTTGGTGCAAAGCTAACCAAAAGGCATGCGCCGTTGCTGTTGGTGTTTTAGTTATGACTCTAGTCATTTGGGCCGCTACTTCTGGCTTTGTTAACAACCCGAATGCCATCCGCCGTTACATTGTTGCCACTGATGGTGTAAGCCTTGATGACAAGATGAACGCCGCGCAAAAGTCCGGACTGACTGGTTCTCGTGACGCTCCTGTATTCTTTTCTGACTTCGACATAGAAATGAAAAAAAATGGTAACGGCGACCTTGTAGCTGAACGTGCTGAACAATTTACCAACGAGAAAGCCTCTGACATAACTAACATCGAAGACCGATTTATGCTACACTAAGAAGACATCCGCGCGTGAATACACGCGATTAGAATATTGTTCAAAGAGCTTTGATATAACGTAATAGCTTCTGGCCAGTTTACTTTTTTTGCATTCTGGCTAATAGTCGAACCTGACTTAAAGTCCGGCTTAGAATAAACTATCGGGCAGTTGGAATATTGTCTGGCAGGATGTGCGTTGTCTTTGTAACCCAAGTATGGATCGTGATAATATTTACAGGCAGAGTTGTAACACCTTAAGCCCTTTGACAGAAGATTGTTATTGCATATAATACTTCTAGAGTTGTCTGTAGACTTTGCAGCATATACGTTGCAAAGTCGCGTGTTGATAACTTTATACTTATTCATAGATCCCACTTTGATAATAATGTGATGTGTTTGTCTGTCATAAAGCAATGTATTCATCGGAGTTTTAATAGATACACAATCGATTTGATCAAATGGGTAATAGTTATCAAATCCTATATTTATCGCTTCTGGATAAATTCCTGAAATGAAGTCATTCAAAGAAATAGGACTTATCGTTTTTGGTATTACAATAGGAATATACCCCTGCATTTCTTTCATGGGTCTCGCCGGCCCGGTCCATTTTTGGATTGTTCTTCTTTCTATATCAAACAGTTTTTCAAGCTGTTCTTCTGCGAGTTGATCCTTTTTAATCTGATTTATCAAAAGTATAAGTGTATGTTCCAGTATCGACGCGGCATCTATTTTATCTTGAGTTGACTCTATTGTGAATGGAATAATATTCATCAATATCAAGCCTGTTGTTATAATCGTAGTGAAATGTTCTTTCAAATATAGTGTCTACGGCATTGTTAAATGTTTGCCACTTTGCTTTTTTTGTCGGAAGAGATCCAAACAGTTTCCCGTTTGAGAAATATTTTCTAGAATCTCTGGTATCTGGTATGTTATCGAACGGACCTATCGCCTGATGATATAAATGCAACAATGCAAAGTGGTCAAATGTTTCTTTGTGCTCGCTGGTTTGACTGTGATCGCTTGTTTGACTTTGCTCGCTGGTTTGACTTGCAGTTGAATCTTTGTGAAACACATTGAATAAATGCATGCCGGTTAACATTTCGTTAAGGATGCACCCTGCAGTCCATATGTCTACCGAATAGTTATATCCACGGTCGCCTACTATTATTTCAGGGGGCGTGTAGTATAACGTTTGTATGTCAAGAGGTTTAATCACCGATTCTGCTTTTACAGATTTGTTGAAATCAATAATTTTGATGTCAATAGACTTGCAGTTTTCTGACTTAATTGCCTTGGCCAATTTCTTCTGACTCTTTGTGTCTCCTGTGTAATAAATCATAATATTGTCTGGTTTTAAATCTCCGTGAATAATTTTCGAATGCTGCAACTCCGCAAGTCCTATCACAATACAATGATAGATATGCATTGCGACGCTGAAACTAATTTTACCTGAGTCTATAATGTCAGACAGAGTCGAGGCGTATTGTTTGAAATGCAAACGGATATCTCGCGGTTGCGTTTCCCATTTCTTCAATGTTACAATTTTGCTCTTAAGTCTTTCTCCGAATTTACTCTCGTGTGCATCTTTGAAAGACTTTCTATTGCTTTTTATCAATTTCAATGTATCTATTTCTAAACCCGCATCAACCGCGTCTTCTTGCGAATAAATCTTCACTACTCCGGTTTCTGTTTTCACGACACTACCAAATGCACCTTGTCCGATAATTGACATTATCTTCATAATGGCGTTAAAATTAAAAAACCATTCTGATGTATAACCAAATGTATAACAAATGCATTCGATTACTAGCTATGGAGTCGCACTTGTAAAGCGCGTAGTCTTAAAAGATTCGAACGATTATGAATTTCTGTTCATTAAAAAACGGACAAGTTATGCGTTTATAACATTTGCTAAAGGGATCTACAGCCGAACTCACGATTCAGATATAATTAAGCTCTTTGACAATATGACAGTCGAAGAAAAACTATGTATACTGTCACTGAACTTCAGCAATATTTGGTATCTTTCATATCTTAAAACTCCGGCCATGATGACCTCAAAGGAATTGTCCAAGTATGAGAATTGTAAAGCTAAATTCGAGAGAAAGTTTATGTTTGATAATGGTGCAAAGCTCAATGAACTAATCGGCAAAAGTAAGTCTATTGATCAAATTTGGGAAATGCCCAAAGGAATGAAAAACAAAAACGAATCGGATTGCACTGCCGCTCTGAGAGAATTCAGTGAAGAGACTGGGATTCCGAAATATAAGTATCGCGTACTGTGGGACCAGCCTAAGATGATATACACTTTCGCAGATGAAGGAGTTGAATATAAATATGTCTACATTCTCGCCGTGATGTTAGACCCGAAGTACACTCCGCGCATTGATATTGGTCGAGACATCGCATTGGAAACTTCCGATATAAAATTCTTAAACGGAAATCAGCTGTTGGCGATGACGAAAAATAAGAAGTTATATGATTTCATCATGCGAATCAAAAAAAAAGTAAGATGTGTTATCTGAGTGAGTTTAGTGCATTGCGAAAGTGCCGACAGACTTACTCGCGCTTGCTGTCGTGGCAAGCTTGTCTGCTAAGTTATTCCCTTTTGTCTCGAAAGAATCGTCAGTTTGATGGCCGCGAGTGTGCCAAAACGTTAATGACACTCCTACCTTTTCAAGGTCCTCAACTGCTTTAATAAGTCTAACGATGATGTCAATGTTTTTACGAGTCATTAGCGTTCTTTTGCTAATCCATCCGGAAAGCCATGACGTCATTACATCGATCCAGAATTTTGAATCAGTAATAATGGCCATTTTTTCCCCAATGAAAGTAAATTTAGGTGCTTTTAAAGTGTTTAGCTGAACTCCTACAATCGTATCGCGTTCTGTTACATTTTTTTTTCGCTTGATGTTAATCATTGCCTGAATGGCTAACAGAATCGCGAGACCTTCCGCGCGGATATTTGTTGTTTGATAAATCTGGTAATTCAACTTCGATCTTTCATTTGGCAATTTATGTTCGCTACACTTACCCGATTCTGAATATCCGATCTTTGTGCAACTTTGGTCAGTACACAACCCTGTGTAATCTTTAAGCTTTCCGGAAAATAGAATCTCATTAGCAACGCTGTACACTAGTAAGTCAGATTCGAACTGAGATTCAAGTACTTTCAAGTTGGTCTTGTAGAAGTAAACCCCTGATCCAGATTTCTTAATTGGCGTGTTTACACTAGAGCCGTCCGTGAATGCAATATAATCGTAATCTGACTTGTCGAATGTCTCAGTTTGAGTATTAATTGCTTCGTACTCTTCGATCAATGACATGTCCATTCTGCTATGCCGTTTACTAATATTATTCAAATGCTTTCAATTTTAAAATTGAGAGCCGTATACTTAGTAAAGGTACTATGAGGTCATATGAAGAGTGTACATCTCTACTAACTGAGTTCATAAAGTCCACTGAAGAGTTAGCCCCGCAGGGATCTGAAGAATGGCTTTTCGCGCGCAAACTAACTGTCGGCGGGTCTGAGATAAGCTTATTATTGGGTAAAAGTAAGTATGGGGCAGTGAAAGAATTTATTGTTTCAAAGAGCAGATTTGCTAAGTTTAAAGCAAGTGCCCCGCTTTGGTTTGGCTCTGTGATGGAACAAGTAACTGAGAAGTATGTTGAAAAAAAATACAACTGCATCATTTACGAGACCGGCTCAGTGAAGTCGAAGAAGACAGAAAGGATAAGCTACAGCCCGGACGGATTAGCAGTTGTGAATTCCGGCGACCAAGCAGATATTGTCCTCTTTGAATTCAAAAGCCCGTTTATGGCTATTCCGGAGATAGGAGTGGTGCCGGAGCACTACATCAGTCAGCCGTTGCTTGGAATGTCTGTCATACCAATTTGCGACCGTGCTGTTTTCATTGAAGTCGTGTACAAGTTCTGTTCGCTTGATCAAATCTTGACATTGAATTATTCCAATTATCACTTCGGGAAACAGGTTGTCGCTGATATGATTTACTACGGCGGTTTGCATTTGTACGGGCCCTTTGAATCAGAATTTGATTCGGACTTGTCTATTTTAGATCGCGAGTCGATTAACGGGTATCTCAAAATGTGCGCGGAAAAGTCCATCGATGTTGAATACTCAGAGATTTATTCTTCAAAGGACATATCTGAATATAAAAAAGATATCGCTTCAGCCGCTAAGAATAAGTCAAATGATTGGAAGTACATTGGCACACTTACTTACAAAGCTATCATGATCAATGAAGTCGACCTTCAAAAAACTGACTTCATCACAGAAGAACTCATAGCGAATGTAGACGCAGTGTTTACTTCTATTCAGACAATTAATGAACAAACTGTAAACATGTCAGAAAAGGATTTCAAAAAATTTATCAAGCAGTTTTACTTCTGATTCACGAAGTGTCTTCCCAATAAAACTTAAAGTATCTTACGGCACTTTCGTTTTTCCGCGCCTCTAGTTCTAAGTTAATGAGCTTCAACTTTATTCTTTCGCATAGTTTTGATTTGTTCCCAGCTGAGTCAATCTTTAGAATTTTACATACTTTGACCAAGCTATCTCTTTCGTGTGTTTCACAAATAGATCCTGTTATTTTTTTCCTTTGGTCATTGTGCTCTTTACTCGGACCTACGCGTATTTTGAAAGCAACGTTCAATCCGTCTCTATCTTTTTCCAAGAATCCCAATATCTTCTGATTCTCCCTATACACGGAATGCAGGTTATTGTTGATAGCACTTTGCTTTATCCATTTTTTATCAGGGGACAATATCATCACTTCTTTTGAAAAGTAATGCCCAACTGGAATAAGAGACGCCTTTGGGATATCATCTCCGGGTATGAACTTCGCCTTGTTCTTATGATAGTAGTAGAATTTCAGTTTCTCCTCCTTTTTGATATCTTCGAATATATTCACGATTGAGTCTACTGTCGCAACCATATCTTCGTAACCTTCGTATCTGGATTCAGAACTGGTGAAGAATACTTTCTTCGACCGTGTAAATTTTTCTTTATACACAGAGTACATGTCGTTTACTTGTTTATTCATCTGACTACCCCATATGATAATTCTAAACTTGTTGTAGAAGAAAAGCAACTTTACCAATGTGTCATGATGTTCACTCATTTGCCAGTCTTCTTGGCGTAACCACATATCGCTGAAGTATTCGATTATGTAAGTGATTGTGCTGAGATGAGTTGCAGGATCAGCATTCGCATCGCTGATAAATTCGATTGGAGTGGACTCGCATTTTGAAATCCATTCCTCCCTGTCTGCTAAAGTGTTTGAATTCATTGAGGTTACCTTGTTCAAGTCTATTAACTTAGAATCTGCGAGTCCAGGCGGACGATGGAAATCAAACTCGCCCAGCTGTACTCCATTATGCGACAAATAGTAGGTGCCCTTGCAAAGAGTTAAGTACATGGAATAAAAGGAATTTCCTACTCTAACAGGTATTCCTTTTAGTTGGTCAAATACGCCAAATAGTGTTGTCTTATGAGATTCATGTTGAACATACGAATCAGATGCGAGCGCGGCAATTGCTGTAATAATACTGTCCTCTGAAATTAATAGAGGGTCGCGATTAGCTAACTTTGTTTCTCTCACGCGCTTGAGTAACTTGTCATAAGACAAGCCAGCTGGATAAGCCTCTGACATCACTCTTTTGATAATGTACAAACAAAGCATCACTTCTTCATCTGAATAATACGCGGAGAACACCTCTGACTTAATTTTATGAATGTCTAAAGACTTACTTACTTTCGGTACTTCAAAAATGCCTTCTTCGTTTGACTTCGAGTTAATGATAAAGTTAGAATCTTTGTCGATGGCATACTCGGCAAACAGTTGATTTAGGGTTTTTATTTCTGTGAATGTTTTCATCTTGTTTTTGTAACGATTGATTTCATACGATTCAATGTCGTCAAACGTAGTCGCCAGTAAGTAGATGTTAACCTTTCGTTTCGACTTTGGTAAGTCAGAATGCGAATTCTTTCTGATTGCTCTTCCTAAGACTTGGATCAGAGTTGAAATGTTATCAGGCATAAACGCGACGATAAGATTTTGTACTGCTTTGAAGTCATATGACTCTTTTATAGCTTGTGACCCAATGATTAACTTTATGCGGTCTCCGTTAACATTTTCGACAGAGTTAAATAAACTTAACCCAAAGCTAAGTTCCGTCTTAGAAACTTCCCCAGTGACATACAAAAAATAGTAAGGGGAGAATTTATGATCAGAGTGGCCCTTTGATACTTTGAAACATCTGGAACACCTTGCATTAGGAGAAGGGGAATTCCCGTATTCAGTCATGCCGTTTATATAACACAGTTCTTTCAATTGGGACGTTCCGGATTTGACAAAGTTGTGATACATGAATATTTTGCCTTCATTAGATAGCAGTTCTAATATCTTCGGGTACTTGCTTGAATATTGACTAACATTCTCAGCTAATAATTCATCACTTGAAAGATAATGAGATGCGTCATTTTCTATGTTAGTACTCAAGATATTTGCATGGCTTTTGTAGGAAGTAACCTGCGCTGCCGGCGCCGGGCAAAGCATAAACTTGAGGTAATCAATAGTAGTTCCGTAAAATTCTTTATCAGGAAATTTAGATTGATCTCTATCTATCAAGTAAGACACTTTGCCTTTGATGGCGTCTATTACAATTTGCTTACCTTTGTCTGTAAGTTTGTTTCCTTGAAACAAATCTGACACATTGTATTCTTCTCTCACAAGTAAGTTGATTACATTAACTATCTTTTCAGGTTGGTTATTAACGGGAGTTGCAGATAAAAACATTGCTTTGCAATTTGAGGTGTCAATGAGATATTTCAAACACGCGCCCCATGAATTTAATGCTTTTGCATTGTAAAGGTTGTGCACTTCGTCGCAAATGATAAATGATTCTTTCACTAATCTCATGAATTCTACATTCGGCCTAATTTGCTTTTTTGCCAAGAAGAACTTTATGTCATTCGTAGACTTCAGTTCATCTAAATTAATCTTGTTTGATGTCCGGATAAACATTGCATTGATGAGTGCCTTGTATCCAATAAAGTAAATCCTGTTTGAACCCTTTGAAAGTCTAGCAGATACACGCCTGCGGACTTCTTTTAGCTTGTTAGCAGTTCGGGTTTTGCCGTCTCGCATTAAGTCATTATTCAATGTTTTCATAAGTGCGACTTCATCTTTGTGAACAAATCCAAATTCCGGCCTCGTTATAAGTTCTCGCTTGAACACAGACTTGGAAAATCCAATTATGAACACATTTCGGTTTACTGATTTCATATGTTCAATGGCAGTTGATAGAGATGTAATAGTTTTCCCTACTCCTGTCGAATGAACTAATAATAGTCTGTCATTTGTGGTGTTTATAGACATGTAATTTTTTACAAAGTTTTGATACCCATTAAGCCTGAGCAGTCCGTATTCATGAATAAGATCGTCCGAATGGGAATAACTGTCTGCCCTAAATTGGGCATACTCTTTTTGGTCCATTAGTATACTATGTTTGGTAGCTTTTCCAAGATGCATATTTTCCCAAAGACGGCTCCGCCAGATATGAAAAAAAATACAGACACTGTTATCACAGGAAACACCATTAATATAACAAATGGGAATAGAGTTCTCGAAACTGAAATCAAAGGGTCAAAAGAACAAGAAATCACATTCTTTATATGGTAGCGAGATTTCAGAATGGCAATACGATTCCAATGAATATAAAATATTAATATCTCGTAGACACCCTAATACCGCAATACAATTTGTTTCAAAAGATAAACATCAAACACAAACAGTACAAATGAAGTTCGTAACAACATGCAAGCCAAAAATTTATACTCGCGTAAGAAAAAAATACGGATACATGAACTATCCATTCTATAAACATGCATGTGCGTTTAGAATTATACAACAAAAGGAATAGAATACTTTTTATGCGGATTGTACCCGATTATCTTAAAGTCGTCAACTGTGAAATCATTTATGTTGTCCCGACGTCTAACTTGACATAACGGAAAGTTAGTAGGTTCATTATTGATAAATTCTTGAATTGATCCGACCTGATTTTCATAAACGTGAGCATCGCCAATATTGTGAATACACTTACCCGGCTTCAGTCCGGTCACTTTGCACAGCATAAAAACTAACAAGCTAGCAGATACAATATTGAAATTGCAAGCCAATGCAAAGTCGCTAGACCTTTGATAAAATGAAACACTTAATTCTCCGTTTGAAACATAAAAGTTGTAAAGCAAGTGACAACTTGGAAGCGGCACCTTCTTTAGCACAAGAGGATTCCAGTACGTGAACAGTATTCTACGAGAATCCGGATTGTTTTTGAGAAGATCCACAATGTATTCCAATTGATCAAACCCATTATTGTCAGAATGGCCATCTGAATCCACTTCGGAGCCGAAGTGCCGCAATTGGAATCCATAAGAAGGGCCATATGAACCTTCTGGATAATCAAACAGACCTACTGAATCCAAAAAGGCTCTGCTGGTATTACCTTTCCAGATATTTACGCCCTTTGACTCAAGTATTTTGGTGTCAGTAGACCCGGAAACGAAGAATAACAATTCTTCAATGATACCTCTTATGAAAATCTTACGATGTCCAAACAAAGGCAAGCGGTATTCGCGCAAGTCATACTTGAATGACTTTCCGAATAATGAAAACGTACTAACTCCGGTTCTGTTACTTTTGAGTGTTCCTGTATTTACAATCTTTGCCAAATACTTAAGATACTTGGTTTCTTCCTTGTTAGTGTATTTGTATTCACTGGACTCCAAGCATTCACTAATCTTACACGACTTGGTTAAAGTAAATTGCTTTGGCAATGTAAACTGTTTTATATCTGTGCTGAGAGTGGTTTTGATATTAACGCGGTTTAGTATCACCTTGTTAATTACTTGCATCTTGAAAAATACATCATACGCCCCGGCTACAAAGACCTTATCAAACTTTTGTATATAGTCCATTATTTCATAAGGGCTGTTAAATGCGTCTGGTTCTTTCCGCGAAAGTACAATTAGTTCACGCCCTGGCAATCCACTTTTTGGAAAAGATCTAAATGTGTTGCCGCCTACTATAACTGGATATCCAGTAGTTGTCTCTTTGAAGAATTGTAAATCTTCGGAGCAATGCCATGGAATATTATTGTCAATGGAGTAAATTCCGGATTCATCAGTGCAGACTATACAGATTATTTCTGGCATGTCGTTGTTACCAATCAAAGCAGTGTTGTCTTTTGTTTATTTTTTGATGACATTGCGGCTTCTATGACTTCCGGATCGTGAACTAGTACGGCCGTTCCGTTAACCAGCCTATACACATTTTCATCAGTCGCGTAATATTTGATATCGTCTATAATTAGTTCATGGGCCTCTACCTGTTTAGACTGTTTGCAGTTGTTGCTCATTTTCATGTCAGTGTAAATGTCTTCTATGAACATCTTTTGACCGGTCTTTTGACAAGTATAACATTCATAGTTGTTGCCTTTGTTGAAGAACTTACATTCAATACTTGTCGATGCAATTAACTTCAAAAACTTGTAAATCATCTCCTGATTCTTCAAAGCATTTGTAAACAACTGGATGTCAGTTGTCTTTTCTATCTTTTCAGTTCTCTCTCTAGCTTTGATAGCACTTAAGTCTGCGTCGTTGTAATCACTTAGATAAATGTATACCTGGACATTCCGAAGAGACGGATCCAGCGAAGCATGGGATTTATAACGCACGCCACGGGCTATTACTTGTTGGATCAACGAAAAGTTCCAATACGGCTCCATGATATGTAAGTGTCTTACGTTTTTCAAATCAAGACCTTCTGTTCCGGATTTTGTAATCAACAGTATTTTGATCTTACCGGAATTGAAATCTGCGAGGATTTGTGTCTTCTCTTCTTCATTCTGCTTACCCGAAAAAATTGCATGACTGATTGTTAGCCGCTTAGCAACAGCCTCGACTCCGTATTCCAAGAATGTAGAATACACTAATATTGAACCTTCTTCTTCACTAACTTTTTGAATGTTTTCAATGAGCCTGTTAATCTTGGATGAATGCATTTCACCTTCCGAGTCAAAGTACACATTTGAAATTTGCCTGGATTTGATGCGGTAACTTGTGCTACTCGTAGACGCCTCTTTGTAGACACCAGCGCCTGCACGTTCTGCGCGTTCGCGTTCTCTTGCTTTCATATAATTCTGACCTTGAAGCTCAGTCATTTTAACTACTTCAAACTTAACAGGAAGACGATCCGGGTAATTCTCCTTTGACAAAGTCGTTTTAAGATCTTGAGTAAGATTTATCTGACGCTGGTAAAAATCGCCATAGTATGAAGTGAGTCCAAAAATGCGGTTCTTCAACTTCCCTGCATTTACTATTTCATTGGACTTGGTAAAGAATTTTGTAAAATCAGTGTAATGCTCCGGCAAAAGTGTTAGTCTATCGGCTCTAGATTTATTGCCAGTATTTGACAAGTTGCCTGCAATCATATTGAAACAGATAGCAAGCTCAAACGGATCGTTAACTATAGGCGTTCCTGTCATTAAAATAATCTTAATATTCTTTGCATTGATTACCATGTCGTAGAATTCGTTTGCTATCTCTGAACCATTCGCGATACTGTTGAACAAGTTATGTGCTTCGTCGATAATTATGACTTTGCTGTCCAAGTTTTTCTTGTTCATTTGAGTCAGCACTTCATCTAAACTGTTTTTAGCATCTGATCCAGTTAACTTTGATATCATGTTGCGGGCTCCGCTCGTGATGAAATTGTAACCTTCCAAGTTATCATCTTCTCTGAACTTTTGAATCTCTTTCTTGTAGTTTATCTGTAAAGACTTCGATGACAATACAAGAATGTCCTTTCCTAGCTCTTTGAAAAATTCAGCGATACTCACAGAAGTCATTGTGTTGTGTGTCACTGTACAGTCTCCGAGTAGGTATCTGCGATTGCCGTCAAGCGTGAAGCCAAAGTAGTTTCCCATTCCAATAGGCTTGACAGAAATTTTATATCCGCTGTCAATTGTTTCTTTACTTGGAACAAAATCAAAATCAGAGTACATAGTTTTCTCGTGGATTTTGGCAAGCTCCGCTCCGTATAAAACAATTCTGCACACATTTGATCTAGTTTTCACAGAGTGCAGAATACCCATAGTGTTAAGCATAAAAGTAAACTGCCTCATGAGTTTAAACTTCGTACGTGTAAATGTAATCAGGTAAGAATCATATGGAGCGTCACGGCACTGTTTGCGGTTGTACAGCCAGCCGCTTCCCAAAATGCCGGCGACGACATACTGTCTTATCATGTGAGAATTAATGACATACTCATTAGGTAGAGGGTTGCCGCTTTTACCATGCAAAGTGCCGACCAAAAAAGGAGAGTTACTCACTGGCTTACTTTCGAAGTAGACCTTAGCTTTGTAACCCTTTGCGTTTGATAGTTCGGGACTTTTGATATAATCCTTAACTGGGATACATAGAATTTTTTCTTGATGTTGATCCATGAATAAATTGACTTCTTCCTGATCCGCGTTTACAAATATTTTGACTCTAGGATTTCCGTCTTCCAGGAACTTAACCATAGTAAAGGAGCCAGACTTCCAAGTCAAGGGATAATTATCTGTCATTAAACATAGTATGTGCTCTTGATTTACAGTGTACTTGTTCGGGCCATACCAAATGTTGTACATATAGTCAACTCCTCTCGCAAGCGACAGAACTTTACGCGGGCTGCTGTCATCTCCCATTAATGTTTCTCCTCGTTTGATGTTTTGAACTTTTTTGATTCTCCCATCTGACATCATCACGGGGCTATCAATTGCCATGCATTTACCACTTCCTACTTCGTGGTATAAAAGTATTCCTCTTTGATCCATTTTTGTCATGAAGTTGAACACATTTTTTTGATAATCGAAAAGCTTAGATGGATCTTCAATACTCGCATACTCGGCCAGGGTGTCGGCCAACTCGCTCGGGTAGTTAGTACTGTTGATCATTGTCTTGTATAATATACTATACACATGCAAAACACTTTATGTTCGTTATCTAGACAAGTACCGACTTGCGTGCCACAATCAGAGTTATCAGAAGATTTACAATCATTAGAGAAAAAGTTCAGATGCACTTCAGAAATGTGTGTCATGCAATCGCTCGGAAGAAAAGACCTCATTGCAAAATACTTCAAACCAGTTACAAAGTCTTATGATAATAATCACTGGCTCAACAACACGGAAATTGATTCCGTGCAATTTCAACTTATGCAAAACTATCCGGGATACCATTATTCCAACATCCACATGATAGATCTAGAAATGTTCTACCCATCTAACGATGTTGACTATGTTTCAGAAAATGTAAAAGACATAGATTTCGTTAGGCAAATAAATAGCGGAGAGTTAAAAACATACGGCATGGTAGTCAACACTGATGTATCATCTGGCCGGGGAATACATTGGTTTGCAATATTTATAGACGCTCGTAGTCCAATGATAACAATTGAGTATTTCAATTCTTCGGGGTTCGATATCAAGTCCAGAGATTTCAAAATGTTCTTCATAAAGTTAGCGGATAAGATTCAAATGGGGACAAAACGAGAATGCAAGTTTATAAAAGTCAGCGACATTCAACATCAAAAGTCAGACACTAGCAACTGCGGGGTTTACGCATTGTTCTATCTTTGGAAAAGGCTCGGCGGGACGCCGCCAGAATACTTCAAACAAAAAAAAATATCAGATGAACATGTGGTCACTTTTAGGGAATTCTTCTTTCGACTAAATTAGCGCAAGAGTGATTTCAGAGTTTGTCATCTGCGAAGCTATACTAGTCTTTGTTTAATGTACTCTTTCATTATGGCGAATTGTTTAAGTGCGTTGTAAGATTTAGAAATTTATTTGTTTGTATTCATAACAAAATCTAGATATCTTTGCGGAATTTTCCCGAATGGAGTACCTGCGTGTTTCCATACTTAAAAGGCGTTTTAGACCATTTTGACATAAATTGTGTTATTGTAATTCCGGTAACGGTAATTCCGACAGTTTCCAACTTTTTACGAATATCTGATTCAAAATCTGAATCCAATAATTTAGATGCGAATTCTAGTTCTCTGATATCAAGATCATTACGAATTGCAAATCGTGCCATTTACAAAAAAATAAACTTATCTCTTACACGTTAATTAACTCATTCGAGGGACAGTCCTTCGATCTCATCAAGACCTTGAATCCCTTCAGTGCTACCTGTAATGATTTCGTCTTCTTCGTTTGAAGAATTAGCTGTAGGCGCAGGGCGAGATTTAGCCAGTGCCATCATTTCTCCAAGATCGTCATCTTCGAAATCATCCTTGTATACGCTGGAAGAATCCCAAGTGATATAATATAGATTAGAAGTGAATTCCGGCTTTAGGCAGAAACCGCCTTGGTTTGAAACCACGCAGTATAGCTTAACAGTTCCAGAAACAATGCTTCCGCGAGTTAGATCGTTATTGATTGTGACATTATCTAGATCGGCAGGAACAATTTCTCCTGATGTTAAATTCTTGAAAGCAACATCAAACTTCTTCACAATAAAAGGGGTTTTGCCTTCTTTGTAGCTAAAGTCGAGAGTCTTTAGTTTGGTTAGATCCTTGTACCGCTTAAACGGAATGTTAACCCAAGAGATTGGTGTCTCAAGTTCTTTGAAGTTTCCATCTTGATCAATAACTGTTTCTTGCACTGGAACCTTAAGTTCCACACTTGGCATCAGCACGCAACCACTCTTAGCTTCTTTAGGGCTAGTAGTGATTTTTTTGTTGCTGCGCAATTCGTTTGCAATTTCAGTAAATGTATCAGAGATAGCTCGCATAGCTTTGCTAAACTCCGTGTCCTCCCTGAATGAAAGCTTAATCTGTTCGTACTTGCGATCTTTAGGATAAGAAACGCCGTTACTAACTGTTTCATTGAGCATCTTAATATTAAGTGGAACGTATTTACCGTTGTTCTTAATTTCGACATCAATGTACTTAACTTTCTTATTAGCGCTTTCGCGAATCTTACTCATGTTAAGCCGGATAAACTCAGAGTTAAACTGAGAGTAAGAGGCGAGAACTTGGGCAGGACTAAGAGACATGGTTGTTACTTCTAATGATCCATCAATTCAATTTTTTTTTAACTACGATCAAGCTATAAGAAAAGTTGAATTTGTGTACCGTAATTTGACACAACATGGACGCCATAAGGTTTGAAATCAATGATCTCGAGGAAAAGCTCTCCGAGATTAGAGAAGTGATGGAAAACTTAAAGAAGCAGCTAACTCCGGTGGAAACAGGTCCTTTGAAAGAAAAAGTTGCGTCTTTGCGCAAGCTCTCAGTTTCAGCCAAGCAGGCCGAAACGATTATCCGTCTGGCCGCCAAAACATCCTATTCGCTAAGGAAGTTAAGATCCGCGAAAGAGGACACTCTTAAACTTTTCAAAGAGCTAAATGCAGCGGAACGCGAACTCTTCGAAATGCAAGAGAAAAACCGCGAAGACATGATCTCAGTCCTCGAAGTTTACAACTCGTATGAAGACACGTACGAAGCTAACAAGATTCGCATTGCGGAGCTAAAGGCGGAACTTGCTGCCGCCGAATGCGAGAACAACGCATTCTCGGAGTTTACGGACATGCAGTCTCAGATTGACATGCTCGGCTGATTTGATTTCTTTTTTTATAGATCAAAAAAAAACAAACGATTTAAGCTAGCATTTCAGTAATGTCGTCTTTGCTGAATAAATCGTCAGCAGTTTTCACATATAGCTTTTCGCTGATCTTTGTATTCAGCGAAAGAGACTTTGTAGAGGCTATGATCTGCATGTTAATGATACCGCTTACAAGCGAACCCTTCGGGATGACCTTATGAATGTTACTGTTGTTGACTTTGAATTCTTGCGGGGTATTGTCAGAATCTAGATTGTCTAGATTGTAAATCTTAAAATCAAACTCTTTAACAATGAATGGATTTCCGTCAGATTTGTATCTAGCGTTTAGCCGGTCCAATGACTCAAGTTCAGATTCTGTGTAACGTTTGCACGCTGGAATTACCCAGAACAGCGGATCCTTGAATTCAATCCTCTGGCCATTTGCTGTTGTATTCTTTTGCATAGGAGTGTTAATCTTCAAAGAAGGCACGTCAATTTCACCTCCGCTAGTTGCGATAATGCCTTTAGCAATCAGCTCATTCATAACGTGTGTATATGAATCGCAAATAAGAGACATCGCTTGTGTAAATTCATTAGGCTTCTTGATACAAATTTTGATCTGCTCGTAATCTCGCTCAAATGGGTTTTTGACCTTGTTGCAAATCTCTTGCTTGAAGAACTTAATTTTAAGAGGGACAAGAGTACTGTCTGCTTTTTTAAGTTTGATGTCAAAGTACTTGACTTTGCCGTTTGAAGACATTCTGGGGTTCAAATCAATCTTGATCATTTGTTCTTGATGTTTGTTAAACGCGTGGATGATATCGTTGACCGTAGACATTTCTATTTGATAGTCTTATGAATTTTAAAATTGATTATTCATGCACAGATAAGTATACGTGCTTGAGAGAATGTATCCAATCATTAGATGCCCGAGTTGTAATAATTCACTGGGCGAACTTCACGAAATGTTTCAACTATTAAAACAAGACAAGGTAAGCTCTGGCTCTGGAGATATTAAGCCAAGTCAGCTTGAGATTGCTTCAGTAGAAATTGATACGGAGGATATCTTTGAGTTTCTACAAGTTAACAACTGGTGCTGCCGGAGAGTGCTACTGACAGTTAGCACTTTCGATGAACAGTTGTTTGCTTTGCCAAACATGCGCTAAGCTTCATTAATCTCCATTAATCTTTTTTTTGATCTCCATTTTTGCGCTTTTTATCCGATCTCGTCTTTGTAAAATTACGCCATTCGACATAAAGAAATCTTGGCAAAAAAATTAGACAATTTCCAATCAAAACGTCTGCACGTTTATTTTAGCATCTTCTTAAGTTCAGCAACTTGCTTCTTGCTTAACGAAGAAACAAACTTGGCAATTAAGTCTTCAGATCCGTCTAATGACTTAATTAACTTACGTCCGTTGTTTCCGAGAATCTTAACAACCTTCTTAGCGCCTTCGCCGGCACCAACAATTTGAGCTAGTTTCTCATGAATGTTATTGTTGTACATAGAGTAATGAAACGCATTCGACGCCAAGAAGTCAAGCATAATCTTGTGCAGGCACGAGTTTAGCAAACTATTTGACTTTCGGAAAAGAACCATGCTGGATTCGTCCCAAATGAAGTGTTCCATTTCATCGGCTGTGTCTTCAACACTCGCGTCGGCGAGTCGGAACCGAAGTTCATCTTCTATGAGTAGCTTTTTGTTTTCATAGGTCGCAACAATGCTTTCAAGAGTCTGACTGAATCCTGAGTCGTTAACTTCTTTGCGGGCCTTTTGAGCATGCTCTATGTGGGAAGTGTGAAAGTTATCAGAGTTGAATGCCTCTTTGAGCAAATCGACTGTTTTGTTGTTTGGATTAACTTCATAGGTCTCTGCCCACTTTGCAAACAGCTTGTCAGAAATGTATTCACTATCTTCTTCAGAAGTGGGTTTTACAAGAATATGCCACGTAAGTACAAGGTTAGGATCTAGCTTGTGTAGAATCTTTTCGTACGACTCGCTGTCTTCTTGTTTAGCTGTGTGTAAAAGTCCGTTAATGTGCTGAGCATACGCTTCAACCGTGCGCGGTATTCTCTTGGTAATTTCGAGCTTCTTAGTTTCATTGCTGCCTCTCACTTTACGCTCCACTTTGGGCCGATCCGCGTCGGCTCCTTCTTCGAGAAAGGCGTCGTTTGCCTGCTCAAACACGGCGATGTTCTCATGCTTCCATTGTTCGAATTTGGAAGCCTTAGTTACTTTCTTGGGGTCAGACTTGAGTTCCTTTCGGTTGTAAGTCACAATTTTGCCATCGAGAGACGAGTGTTTGCCGTAAAGAAAGTGAGCTTGCAACTTTTCAAAGGCGACGTCAGGCTCTCCTTCGTCGACTAGTTTCTTGAGTTTAGCGACAACTGCCTTGCTCGGGTTGATAAATGTAGTAGGGTACTTTGGACGAAATAAACCTACAGCACACATATCTTCCAGGATATCATATAGGCCAGGATTCTCTTTCTTAACGAACACGTATAGATTGCAATACTTCATAGCTCGCAGATAATTATATTAGTCAGGAGACAATCTAACTGAAAAAATAATAAACGCGGTCTTTTGAAAAATATGTCACGCTATACCTGTGATTGCGAATTATATTTTTTTCATGCGGCGATTACATATTTATTTTTTAGTTTATTGAATGGGAAAATATTTACTATGTTATAGTGAAATGAGCACTCCAGGTGTTGACGAGACGCTAAGCCAACTTTCTACCACTGCTGACAGTCTTGGCAACAAGATTGCGGAGTTACAAGAGAAAGTAAACGAACTTGCCAAAACTATTGACGGCGCCGGCGAACTTCCGGATCCCGAGTCGGAAGTAGTTAACGATGAACTTGTAGGAGGAACATTTGCTGTAGGCGCGGGCATTCACGAAAATCTTAAGAACACACTCCACGGGCTCGTAGGGAGCTCCGGCATTTCTGGCTCTGGTAAATCTGTGGAACTATCTACTCTAGACTTTGTCGGAGCTTCAGCCGATTCTCTCAGCAAGGATTTGGGAGACATTGAAGAAACTCTTAGCACGCGAGTTGCCAACGTTCAGTCACTTAAGAACGTGATGAACCAGTCAGTAGACAAGCTTTACAAATTGGTAAAGCAGCTTGATAGCGACGGTACGACCGAATCGACTGCGTCTATCGTCAAAGAAGTTCACCAAAAGCTCAATGAAGAGTTAGATTCGCAGCTTAAGAGCTTACAGCGCATTCTTAAGTTGAAAGTTAAACCCACTGCTACTGAGCTGAACGAGTTAATCAGAGACAACGCCAACTTTAAGACACTCGCTTCCAAGCTAGGAATGGATTACAACACAACAGAAGCAAGCGACCGGCTAGCACTTGCTTACACCAATGTGAGCAAGATGCAACTTACCGCCAAGAATGTGCGGGATGCATTAAAAACTTTAGAAATTTCTTTAGACAAATATAAGGAAATCAAGTCTTTGGACGAACTAAAGAGAGTACTTGCCGAAATCCTTAAAAGAAAGACA